TGAGGTCGGGAGCCCGCTGCGGTTGCGGATCGAAAGCGGCCCTGTGATGAATTTCCCCGCTGGCGCGCCGGTGGGGCGGGCGGATTTCTTCTTCACGACCGGCGTTGGTATCGCGACGGGGCGCGACCCTGACCAGACCGATCCCGATGTTGAGATTTCGTGGTCGGATGATGGCGGCCAAACATGGTCAAATCCGATCCTGCGCAAGCTTGGGCGCCAGTCCGAGACGAGGCAGCTTGTCTCTCTGGTGAGCTGCACCGGCCGCACGAGCTGGCAGGGGCGGCGCTGGCGCCTTGATGTGTCGAGCGGCGTCTATGCCAGCTTCATGTTCGCCACAATGTCTGACGATCCCCGCGTTCCGGTGGCTGCCTGATGCGTATCCGCATTCCGCCGCAGGACGTCCCCGCGATTGATCTCGCCACGGGCAAATTCACCATCGACTGGTACGACGCGATCAAGGCGCTCGAAAAGCTCGGCCTTCTTGATCTCGCTGACGTGACGACGGCGGCGCCGGCCGACACGAATACTGTCCGCTGGAGCGCTGCGCAAAAGCGGTTCAACTACGGAGCCTAATGTGGGCAATATTCTTACCGATCTGTTCTCGTCGGACGATGCCGAGAAGGCCGCGCAGGACAAGATCAAAAGCATCAATACCGGCATCACGCAGGCCAACGGTGCGCTGGATACGGGCCTCGCGACTGCGAACCCGCTCTATCAGCAGGCCTATGGCGACTTCAGCACATTGGCGGGTAAGTTCGGCAAGGGGCAGGACGCCTATAATGACGCTACTGGTGTCAACGGCCAAGCCGGCCTTGATCGGGCGAAGGCTACTTACACATCCATCCCGGGCTACTCCGGCGGTCTGAACACCGGCATCGATCAGGTTATGCGCACCGCGGCTGCTCGCGGCGATCTCGCCGGCGGGAACACCTCTGCGGATGAGATCAAGTTTGCTTCCGATTACGATGCCCAGAAGTACAGTGACTACCTGAATGCGCTCTCTCCGAACTTGGCGGGTGCGACTTCGGCAACGGCTGGCGGGGCTGGAGTGCTAACCGGGCAGGCCGGCGCAAACCTCGGCGTCGCCGGCACCAAGGCCAACATCGCATACGGCGGCAATGCCGCTATCGGGGATGCGCAGGCGCAGGCCGACCTTGCTCCTTACACGGCCTCGCAGAACTTCTGGAGTGCGCTCATGGGTGGCGCCAGTCTTGGATTGAAGGCATCCGGTATCGGCGGCTTTGCGCCGTCCACGAAGGCGGCTTAAGCAATGGTGCAGATCGGCATTCCTGCGGTCGATTTCTACAGCCAGTTGTCGGGCCTTGGCGATACCATAGCCAAGAACAGGCAGGAACAGGTCAAGCGCGATGCATACGCTGCGGCCACCACTCCTGGCCCTGACGGTAAGATCGACTTTGGCAAGGCCATTCTCGGCCTTGCGCAGGTGGACCCGCAAGCCGCCGCCATATTGGCCCAGCGCCAGAACCACCAAGACGCGCTCGACGCTGCGGCGCGCTCGGAAGCGCATCAGGCAGCGCGCGACAAGGTCGCAGATCAGCATTGGGCGACTACCGATGCGCGAGCTGCCGCAGCAGAGCGTCGCGCTGCCGCTGACTATGAGAACACGCCAGACCAGTATGTGCCCAACCCGAAGTTCGGGCAGCCCGGTGAGCCGCGATACATCGATCAATATGCGCAGGCGACCGCAGCCGCGGGCTCCGGGAAACCCATCGAGTTTTCGACCCTGGGCGGAACGAAATTCTTGGTCAAGGGGCCGGGCGGCTACAACGTTGTCGATCCGAATGTACTCCCGCAGCCCGGCGGCCCATCTGTCCCGTCGTCTCCTACCGTGGTGGGTGATGCCGAAGGAGTAGCGAGGGGTATCTATGATCCGCCGAAGGCTCCAGGTCAGCGGCCTCCGGTTCAGGTAGCGGACGCTCAGCCGGCGAATTTCTCGGCTCGGTTTCAGGGCCAACCGGCAGTGCCGCAGGCGCCTCAGCCCGCGCCGCCAGTGGACATTACGGCGGTTGATCCTCAGACCGGGCGCCGGGAAAACTGGCTCAAGTCGCAGCCGCCGGACGTGCAGGCCTACATCAAGAAAATCGCTGACTACGAGATCGATCCCCGCACGACATCGATCAAGGGCGGCCATCGAGAGCAGGTTCTTTCGGCCGTCGCTCAGTACGATCCGACCTATGACCAAAACACTTTTGGATCACGCGCGAAGGCAATTCGCGACTTTGCCACCGGCCCACAGGGTAATGCTGTTCGTTCCTTTGACGTTGCGATTGACCATCTCTCTACGCTGAAGAAATACGTAAATGCTCTTGGCAATGGAGATACTCGCATTCTCAATGAGATCCGCAATAAGTGGTTGCAGGAAACTGGTTCTGAACTGCCAACGAACGTCCAGGCTATAGCGCCGATCGTCGGAGCCGAAGTTTCAAAGGCCGTCATCGGGTCGAACAATGCGCTGGCCGATCGTGAGGAATTGCGGAAGCCCCTGCAACTGGCCAATTCTATTCCTCAAGTTTCCGGAGCAATCGGCGGTTATCAAGAGCTGATGGGCGGTCAGCTCAAGGGCCTCAAGAAGCAGTATGAGGATACGACTGGGAGAAAAGACTTCGATAAACGTATCCGTGAAAACACGAGAAACATTCTGTTAGGCGGCGAGTCAGGTCCGTCCTCAAAGCAGCCGGTCGTTATTAACGGCTACACGATCAAAGAGAACTGATGCCATCCTTCACAATCGACGCGCCGAATGGCAAGTCATACACGGTTGAAGGCGATAACGCGCAGGGCGCGCTTGCGGCGCTGCGACAGCATTTGGGCGATAATGCGAGCGCTGACGCCGAACCCGCGGATCATGGCTTGTCGGAACGTCAGAAGCTTTCGCCCGTCGAAAAGGCGGTAAGCCCGATCATCAGTTATCCAGAAACCTACCGGCGGATGAACAAAGAAGCTCGGGATTTGGTTTCCAGCGGCGCCGACCAATTGGTCAAAGGTTTTGGCGACGCAAAAGAGGCAAGCTTTGATGGTCTGGCCGATGCCGCCAAGGGCGCCGGTAAGGTGGCGATCGGCAGCCTGGGGTATGTCTTCTCCCCGATCAATGCAGCTTACCGCTCGGTTATCGGCCAGCCCGTCGAGGACGTGACTGGCATTCCTCGCGAGTACACGGAATTTGCTGCTCAACTCGCCACTCCTGGCATTGGCTTGCCTGGCGCGGTCAAAGCTCCAGCGCCAAGCCTACCGGGTGCTGTACCCCGGATTTATGTGGGCCCATCTAACGAAATCACGGATGCAGCAAGCCGCGTCTCGGATGTTGCGCCGGAGGCGGTCAATGTACCGAGAGCCTTCGCCAGCGATAACATCGCGGTGCAGCGGACAGCCCAAGGCATCCGTAATCTGCCAGTGATCGGAGACGCCATCCCGCGCGCTACAGGCGAGATGACGGACCAGCTCGGGAACGCTGTCAGGTCAATTGCCTCCTCGTATGGCGAGGGAAGCGGGCCGAATGTCGCGAGCCGCATTGGCCGCAACATTGGTTCTCAGGCTGATGCCGAGGCGCTAGCGGCTTCTGATGCCGCAGCGCAGAGCGATGCCGCTGTTTTGGCCGATTGGGAGCGCGCGCATACCAGCGCGCGGGACGCCATCGGAGCGGCTGAGACGAGCGCCGCGGATGCCGCGAGGCGCGCGGTTGGGGATATGTCGCCCCAGGACATGGGGGCAACCCTCATTGCTCGGCTGCGACAGGGTGAGCGCGAGGCCCACGCAACCAAGGAACGGCTATACGGTGTCGCCGCCAACACTGATGGCGCGATCGATGCCAATGCCGTCCGGGGCATCCGAGCGGATGTCACGCGGTCCCTTGACGAGCAAGGACTAGTCGTCGATCCGACGCTTACGCCGGCGGCCTCCCGGATGGTGACGGAGCTCGACAATATCTCCTCGCTCCGCATCCCGAACCGGGTGGCGCCGACCGCCAACCCGGATGAGGTTGCGGCGGTCAACATGCAGGGGCTGGAGCAGACCCGCAAGCGGCTCAATGCGTTGTCTCAGGCCGCAACCAACGACGCTGACCGCCGGGCGGCCCGTCATGTGATCGGAGCCTTTGACGACTGGATCGGCAACGCCTTTGACAATGCGCTGTTCTCGGGCAGTGACGATGCTTTGCGTGCTTATCGAGCTGCACGGGCCGCCAATTCCGAATGGCGTCAGCGGTTCGGGTTCAATGCTCGAGATGACGCCGACCGCATCATCAACAGGATCGTGACCGGCGAAGTCACCCCGCAAGAGGTCGCAAATTATATTGTCGGCGCCTCTAAGGTAGGCGCCAAGGGCGTTTCGTCCCGCTTGCTGACAAGATTGGCTGAGGCGACCGGCAACGATCCAGAGGCTCTACAGGCTATCCGTGGTGGCGTCTGGAATAGGCTGTCTCAGGCCACGGAGGGCGCGGCTGCGAAGGCGCCAGCCAAGATCATCAATGACATCCACGAGTTTTTGAATGGCTCGGGCCGGGACGTGGCAAACCGGCTGTTCACCCCCGAGCAGCAGGGCGTCATGCGCGCCTATGCCGATACGCTGCGGCGCGGCGGGCAGGCCCGTGAGACCCTGGAAGAGGCCGCGGCAAACACCAAGCCGAGCCCGATGAAGGTCAATATCGGGCCAATGCAGGAATTGGCGAACGCCGTCCTCGGGAAGAACGGCAAGGCAGACGAAGCGCTGTTCAACGCGATCGACTCCTATGCGAAGGGGGGTGGCCGGGCGGACGTTCAGACCTTGGCCGATATCGTTCGCAATATCCCCGTGAAAGACAGGGGGGATCTTGCCGGCTCGATCATCCGCAATCTCGGGCAATCGCAACAGACGGGCGGCTTCTCTCTCGACCTCTATGCGTCGCAGTGGGCAAAATATACGCCTCAGGCGAAGGCCATCCTGTTCGGCAATTCCGGCCCATATCGAACGGCGCTCGACGACATTGCCAAGATTTCGCAGCGCTACAAGGACATCGGAAAGCGGTTCGGTAGCCCGTCCGGTACGCCGCAAGGGGTGAATCTTTTAGGCATGGCCGGGTTGGTTTATGCCTCGCCATACACGGCTATTCCAAGTCTGCTAGGCGGTGCTGTCGCAGCAAAAATGCTGTCCTCTCCAGCGGGGGCGGCCAGCTTGGCGAAGTGGGGCAATGCCTATCAGGCTTTGCAGTTTTCGCCGAACGCCCAGCGGCTTGTTGCCTTTCAAATGGCGTCAAGGAATTTGGCCAATACCGCGTCAGGTTTCGGCGCGAACGTAGACCCGACGAGCCTTCTGCAACTCATCCAGTCTCCGAGTAAGGCAGCAGCCGACGACCAGCAGCGCCAGATTCCAGGGCGCGTAGGCCAGTAAGATTACCGCCACACAATAAACCAACAGCACAGGGTTTCTGATGCTCAAACGCCTCTTGCTCCTTGCGGGGCTGCTTTCGCTCGTCGCTACGTCGGCCTTTGGTGCCGGGACCGTGCCTGGCTTCTCCCTGACGCCGCAGTTCGACACGCTGGGGAAGGTCGCGCCGGGCTGCCGACTATACGTCATCCAGGCCGGTACGACCAGCACTCCGCAGAACAGCTATCAGGATACAGGGCTCACAATCCTTCAGCCCAACCCGATCGTATGTGATAGCACGGGACGCCTCCCGCAATGGTTCGTCGCCGACGGGTCTATCAAGCTTCGCCTGACGGACAAGAATGGCGTTCAGCTCTTCGTCGGCGACAACCTCCTGGTCGTCGGCCCTTCTTCCGGCGGCGGCGGAGGCGGCGGAACGGTTGACCCCACCACGATCCTCCAGACTGGCGACTTCAAGCAGGTCTACGGCACTGGCGTTCTGACGGGCTTCGTCCGCTGCAACGGACGGACGATCGGAAGCGCGACATCTGGCGCGACTGAGCGGGCGAATGCTGACACCTCGGCTCTGTTCTCGTTCCTCTGGGGCTCTGATCCGAACCTTGCAGTAAGCGGCGGGCGAGGTGCGAGCTCTGCGGCTGACTACGCTGCGAACAAGACGCTGACGCTGCCGGATTGCCGCGGGCGGGTCATGGCCGGTCTTGATGACATGGGCAATAGCGCGGCTGGGCGGCTGACGTCTTCCTATTTCGGGACTCTGGCAACTGTCCTCGGCGCCGTTGGCGGCTCTGAAAATACCACACTCACCCTTGCGCAGATCCCGACCGGAATCACGTCGTCCGGTTCGAATACGGTCAGCGTATCTTCGCTTCCTTTTAACCTCGCGGGTACAACTGGAGCTATCTCAGATGGAGCGGCACAATTTGGAGGTGGCAACACACCGCCAGCGCGCAGCGGCGGCGGCAATTGGCAGGGCGTAAACAACATGTCGGGTAGCGTCACTATCAACTCTACCTCCAACAACACTGGCGGTCAGGCGCACCGCACTGTGCCGCCGGCCATCCTCGTCACCACCTATATCAAGCTGTAGCGCCGCCAATGAGCATCACCCTCAACTCTTCGGCGACCAATAACGCCGACTGGAAAACCCAATTCCAGTTCACGGACGCCGAGACCGGAGACCTGATCGACTTCACGGGCGCGACAATCGAGATCGACGTGAAGGACTATGACGGTTGCCGGCGCATTCAGGCGTCAACCGGGAACGGCATGATTACCATCCAGAGCACGGGGATTTTCGAGCTCGACGTGCCGGCCTCCACGATGCAGTGCCTTTGCCCTGGGACGTACCAGATCGGCGGCGTCTACTCGCTCAACGGTGAGACGATATCGCTGTTCACTGGCTCCTTGGCGATCATTTCCGGGGTTGCGCGGCTATGACGACACCCATCCTGAAGATCAAGGTTCTCGCTGTCCCCAAGATCAAAGGGAAGATGGATGTCCGCTTTCCCGCGAACGTCACGGGCAGCGCCTTCATCAAGGTCTCTAAGGCGAACGGCACCTATGACTTCGGCGCCGATTACACGGTCCTCGATCCGGCAGCCTTCAGCGATCCTAGCACGACCTATATCGCGGTGCAGGATGGGGCGACCGACAGTTTCAAGGTAACGACGCTCTCGGCGCTGATCGCTGGCACGTCGCAAATCGTGCAGACGTTCACGGCGGGCGGGACGGAAGCGATCAACCCGAATACGGGCATTGCTCTGGTGAACCAAGCGGTCGGAGCCGCCAAGACGCTCACGTTGCCGCTGGCATCCGCCAAAACGTGCCCCGTCCTTGTCTCTGACTTCAAAGGCGACGCAGGCACCAATCCCATCACGATCAACCTGACCGGCTCGGACAAGTTTCCGGGCGGCCTAACCACATGGACGATCGCAGCGGACACGGGGAGCGTGTTCCTGCGGCCAATAGCTGGAGCCGGATACGCACTCTAATGAAAATCCTCCATAAGCTGTTTGTGGCCGCCTTCGGGGCGGCTTTTTTTATGGGCACTACCCAAGCCCAAAACGCCGGCACGGTCACGAACCATGCTTTCCCCATCGGTAAGGGGCCGGGCACGACTGGCTATACGTCGCTTCTCTGCGGCTCAGCACAGCTCGCGGTCGGTCAGTCCGCAGCCGATCCCATCTGCCGGGCCATCACGGGCGATGCGACGCTGGCCGCGACCGGCGCGCTGACGCTTGCGACCGTCAATTCCAATGTCGGTTCATTCGGCTCCGCAACGCAGTGCGTCTCGATCACCACGAACGGGAAGGGCCTGATTACCGCGGCCTCGGCCACGACCTGCACGCCGGCAATTGCCAGCATCACGGGCTTGGGGACTGGCGTAGCGACGGCACTTGGCGTCAACGTCGGCACGGCCGGCTCGTTCATCGTGAACGGCGGTGCGCTCGGCACGCCCTCATCTGGCACCCTGACGAATGCCACCGGACTCCCAATCGCAACGGGCGTCTCTGGACTCGGGACCGGCGTTGCGACGTTCCTTGCTACGCCAAGCAGCGCCAACCTGCGGGCCGCGCTGACGGATGAGGTTGGTACGGGAGCGGCTTACTTCGTTGGTGGCGCGCTCGGTACGCCAGCATCAGCGACGCTCACCAACGCTACGGGCCTTCCGCTCTCGACCGGCGTTACCGGCAATCTTCCGGTTTCGAACCTGAACAGCGGGACCGGGGCGAGCTCGTCCACCTTCTGGCGCGGAGATGGTACTTGGGCAACTCCGGCTGGCGGTGGTAGCACTCTCGCTTATGATCCGCTTACCTACGGCGCGAACGGTAATGGCTCGACGGACAACTGCACGGCGTTCGGCGCGCTGAACACGGCGATCAGCGCCGCATCGCCGGCCGATGGGCGCGTTTTCCTCAACCCCGGCACCTATGTGGTCAACTGCAATATCACTTTGCAGGGAACATGGTTCTTCACGACCAAGGCGATCTTGAAGCCTGGAAACGGCTTTACGATCACTTTTGCCAATATGCCGAATGCGCCGGCTACGCAGATTTTCAATCTCTATACTGCGAGTACAGGCGTGACGACTGGCGGCAATATCGCCCTCCCGTCGCTGAACGGAGTAACGCCTGTTTGGGGCGAATGGTTCGGCATGGTTGGGGATAACTCGACGCTGCACAATGAAGTCGGCATGCAGCTCGCCATTAACACGCTGTTCCCGAACAGCAATGCAAACGGCGGCACCATCAAGCTCGGTACTGGCACTTTCCTGATGTGCGGGCATTTCACCAATCTGAATTCCGTCTCCATCAACGGGGCAGGTCGAAATTCGACAGCCGTAGTCGCCAACCCCGGATGCTGGAATGGTGATGCAAATCTGATCATTTCCGTAAACACCGGGAACATCGCGCAGTTTGGTTGCTGGTATCGCGACCTAACAATCAACGCGAGCTCCATCGTAGCACTCACCTCCGTCATCAATGCAGGATCGTGGCAGGAGGATTCCGGGCTGGAGCGGGTTGTCATCAAGAATTATATGGCTAACGCTATCTTTGATAACGGCTTCTATGGCGGGTCGGCCGATTTCAATCTGTACGACGTTGAATTTTTCTACTCGACGTCCTCGACCGGCCAAGTCGCCGCGGTCAACATCCAGTCCCCGGCGACTGTCAACTGGACCAACCTTAATCTGCGCACCGTCACCATCGCTGGTGGCACGGGCAGCTTGCCCGCGAATACCGTTTACGGGATCCTCGCGTCAGGCAGAATCAATATTAACGCCTATGCAATTCACTTTGAGGCGCATACCGTTGGCATTTCGCTAAACGACCGCGCGACGCTTGGCGGCTCTGGTATCAACGGCGGTCCCGGCACCGGGACCATCGTCACCATAGACGGCTTTACCAATACGGCGACCTCAGAAGCCAATATCAGCGGCAGCGCGACACAATTCTCTCGCGTGAACGTCCAGAACTTTGTCTTGGGAGGAGCGACCACCCTCTTTAAGGACAGCATCAACAGCGTCACCATCACAGATCAATTCGGGATGCCGTTTAGCTACCCGAGCCATTCGGTTTTGAATGGTCCTGGGCCTACCTGCGGCACAGGGTGCTCATCCGTGACGGGAACAAATCAACATTTCAATATCGTTTTCCCGGCCAGCACGTCGTCCATTACGATGAATTTCAACCCACCGTTCTCATCCATACCGAAGACATGCGCCGGCAATACGACATACAATACCAATGTGTACATCATTGGGTTAACGACATCTGCTGTCACGTTCGGCGTTGGGGCTGCCCCTAGTGGTGCTCAGAACATCTTTGGTTTTTGCCAGCAATAGGCATGCTGGAGACAGCCAAGCCGGCGACGAGGAAGAAGATGAGGTTGAGCGGGAAATATTGCAGGATTCGCGAAGCTAACAGCGTGATCCCAAACGACACGATCATGAGGTGAAGCGCCATTGTTTCGGTGGATGGCCATCGGATCGCCGCCAGCAGCGATGAGAAGTAGACGTAGATCGCTGGAATGCCAAAGGTGATGAGCAGAAGCAGGCCGCCATTTGCGGCGAATACGAGCAACTGCCCATCCATCTTATGATATTCATGGTTGCGGAAGTCCCCGATCAAGGCCGGGAATACTCCGGATTGAAGTACTCCGATGGTCGTCTTGATGTTCTGCCTGCGATACGCGACAGAAACGCTTTCAGCTCGAATCGCGTCTGCGGCGATCTCTCCGTGCCGCTTTCGCTCTATCTCAATCCCGCGGTCGATTGGAGGAAGTCCTTGGACCGCTCTAACCGCATCGTAAATGGGCGTCAGTACAAAATCTGTGGCCCTACCGCCCTCGAAGAGAACAGCTGCTAGAATGAAGAGACCGGCGCCAAGCACCCTGTACGCTCGCTTGTCTCTCATGATGCCTAAGATTGAGCAGAGGTAAACGAGAAGAAAGACGTGGATTGCGAACTGGCTCGCGCTAGCGGTTCGGACAATGCCGCAGGTAAATATTGGTATCGAGGCGTAACTTGCGACAGTTAGAAATCGTCCAGCCTTAAACACCAGAGCCGCGAGACACGTCGCCGTGGCAAGGTTCAGTATCAAGGCAAAGTTGTTTGGGTTGCCAAGAAACCCAACATAGAGGCTATCAAGCCAAAGCCGGCCTCCAAGCCTCTCAAAAAGGGAGGAGAACGCTACTTGAATGACCCCGCTCGCCACGAAGATCACTAACATCCATTTGACGATGGCGCGGCGGCTTTCTTGGTCTAACAGGAAGCAAACCCAATACATCAGCACATAGAGGCCGCAGTTCTTAATGTTCTCCCATAGTGGCTCCGCTAAGCCGGTCTGGGGTAAATGTATGAGAGAGGTGAAGACCAGGACGGCGAAGAATGGAACAAAAATCCATTGTCGCAGGTCATTGGTCTGCCGCCATGACAGTCCCATGCAACAGACAAGAAGGGTACCATAGGCCACGTCCTTGCCTGCTTTGACGATTGCGGGCGCTCCGCCAACGCCTTCGTCAAACGAAAACAGATAGACGTAACTGAAGTAATGAAGAGAGAAGACGAGGAATGTAACGATAGCCGCTACAGCAAAGCGCTGCCTGTCGATATTTGATGCGCCCACTTCCTTAGTCCGTTGCCCCAGTTCTCCAAGCAGCATTTGCCGGTCCTTCTCCCCCCACTCTTCGCCGTAGAGGCGTCGCATCTCGGCATGCGCGTCATCCTCTTTTCTTTTTCTGCGGCGAGCGCGAACTCGCAAGCCAAACAGCAGTAAAAGCATGGCGCTCAAGGCGCCAAGCCTAATCGTGTAGTCTAGCATTCAGGTTCCCCAGCCTTGGGCCGGGAAGAATCTTCCATCACAACCTACAACAGAGTCAACCCATGGTAGACTTCGACGCCCTCACTCGGGCGAACCTTCGGCGCTGGCAGGAAGCCAAGCTGACCCGGAAATCGGTCTCTGACAGCATCGCAAGGTCGCTGGTGGCGGCGAAATCGCGCTATCAGGCGGTCGAGGCCAAGACGGGCGTCCCGTGGCCGGTTATCGCAGTCATTCACGAGAGAGAGTCGTCGCAGGACTTCAAGACCCAACTCGGGCAGGGCGACCCGCTCAATCAGGTCTCGACGCACGTTCCGAAGGGGCGGGGACCGTTCTCGACTTGGGAAGATGGCGCGATCGACGCGATGCTCAACTGCCCGCCGCAGCTCGCCAAGCGCAAGGACTGGTCCTTGGCCGGCATCCTGATCGGGTTGGAGCTCTACAATGGGGTCGGCTACGCGACCAAGGGCGTGCCATCGCCGTACCTATGGAGCGGCACAGATCAATACACGTCCGGCAAGTACGTTCGGGACGGGGTCTATGACGCGAGCAAGGTGGACGCTCAGCTCGGTTGCTGCGCTCTGCTCAAGTCGATGATGGCGCTCGATCCGTCGATTTCGTTCGACGGTACGCCGGCCGCGCCGCCGCCCGTCATCCCATCCAAGCCCGCGCAAACGCCAGACACGACGCCTTCGGGTCTCGGCGCGCTCATCTCCGCAATCCTGTCCATCTTCTTCAAGAGGAAATCATGATCTGGACCATTCTCGGCACCATCGCCATTCTCATAGCGCTCTACGCCATCTGGGGCCGCCCGTGGCTTAAGAAGCAGCCTTGGGCGCAGAAGTTCTTCGCCTGGGTAGATCCGCTCGAACTCGCACTTTTTCAGAAAAGCGAGACGATCCTGATGGGCCGGCTGCTCTGGGTCGGTGGCCTGTTCGTCACCTTCTACGATGGCGCGGCCGAATTCATTCACAGCCTCGACCTCACGCCGCTTACCACTCGGCTCTTTGACTGGCTTGGTATACCGCCCGACATGCGCAGCCTGTCCATGAGCGCGTTCATCGGCATCCTCGGCCTGATGATCAACAAACTGCGGAAGACCACGACCAAGCCGCTGGAGCTGGTAGCGGTCCCTGCTGCTGCCGTCACGCCGGCCGTGGCCCAGAGCATGGCGGCGGCTGAGGAAGCCAAGCAAGAGGCCGTGCAGGCCGTGGCAGAGGCGAAATCCTGATGTTCGCCTTTGCATCCCTCATCTTCCAGTTTCTCGGTGGCCCTGTCGCGAAAGCGATGATCGACGCCTACAATCTGCACCTGAAGGCGACCACGACCGATAAGCAAACCGCGGCAAACCTGGCAGGCCAGGAGATCGCGGCACAGACGGCTGAAACTCAGGCGATCACGTCGCTCAAGATTGCCCAGATCGGCCATCCATTCGAGCCCGAAAAGATCGCGATGTACATCACGCTTTTCTTCTACGGAAAGGTGATGATCTGGGACAAATGCTTCGGTCTCGGTACGACCGATGAAGTAACTGGCGCATCTGCAATTTGGGCAGGCCTCATCATGTCGTTCTACTTCGCCAAGCGAGGCGCGGAGAACGTGACTACCATCATCGGGGCGCTGCGCAAGTAAGCAAGCGGCCCGACCTGGCGCGCGAACGCAGGTCGGACCTAACCCATAACGAGGCGGCAACCTCGGCATAGGCTGGACCGATCCTAGAATCGGCGGATTTCTAGGAGATTAACGGAATGGGACTGACATTCGAATGGACTGTGAAGCTCGGGGACATCCTGACGATGGTGGGAGCGGTCATGGTGGCCGCCGCCTTCCTCTACAACAGAGGCGGCAAAGAGGCCGGTGATCAGATGACGCTAAAGGCACTCTCCAAGGAGTTCACCGAAATGAAAACCGAGTTCAAGGCGTTCAGCGACACGCTCCAGAAGATTGCTGTCCAAGAGACAAAGATCGAGCTTCTGATGAAGTGGTACGACGAGCTGCGCCATGGGCAGGGTTTTGTTCGAGGCCATCGCGTGAGCATTGACGGCGAATACCCGCCGTCGTGACGCATCAACCTCGGCGATCGTGAAACATCGTCGACTTGGCCAGTTCACGCCGCCAAGCCGGGTCGGTAGCATAGCGGTCGGCCTCCGCCTTCCCGGATGGCGTAAAGTGGTGCACGGGGATTCCGTTGCAGGTCACCGTCCACCAATCCGCCGGCGGCCCATGTGGCTCCTGCTTCATCGGGACGACTTCATAGGCTTCGTTCGGGTCGTTGTCGGGGTCGATTGGCATGGCGCCATGATTCCGCAGTCGGGGCCAGTCGGGGCGGGGAGGCAAGAGCTCACTCAGGGACACTCAGGAGGTGGGGTAAGGTCAAAGTCCATCGGGCTGGCAACAACGCGCGCAGCTTCGCACTTGTGCTCGTTCAGGGTCTTTTCGAACATGAACTTGCGGCGACACTTCTCGCAGTAGAAATATAGCCGGCCGCTGACCTTAATCTTTTCCATTGCCCGTCCCCACTGATTGCGCAAGCGCAGCGTCGATCATCATTCGCCAGCCATCTTCAAGCGTCTGATCGTGGCATTGACTATCGACCAAAGCCTCAAATATGCGAAGGGCGTCTGGCGTCGGCTCCCGCATAGCCTCGATCGCGGCGCGGGCAGATTTCACGTAGCATTCGTGGGGGCGTGCATATCCCCCGACCTCAAGTTCTCCGGCGGGGCCTTCGCAGGCCTCCTGCATCGCCAACGCCACCCGTTCGATCATATCCGTCATGGCACTTTCCCTCCTTGCCAAATTCAGTAGTCAAGGAACATCCTTGACTACTGGGGCTCTCGCGATGCTTGCCCAACAGCGGCGATCCTGGCGTCGATATATTCATCGAGCCGCTTCTGGATTTCTTCGGCTGCGCTTTCCTTCGCATCCACATAGCTGCGGCCGAAGTAGCCCCAACTCGGGCCGTGGTAATTGGCGCGGGCCTCTTCTTCCTCTCGCTTGGCATCCCAATAGCGATCCATCGCCTCGATAAGGCACTCAATTTTTAGCGTGTCTCTCATGGCTGTGATGCTCCTCGCTTAGTGCTAGGTAGTTCTCTGCCACCAAGATCATGCCCTTGGCATCTTCGACAGACTGAGGCATGAGAACGTGGCCATTTTCGCAGAACCGGCCATTCTTTTGCGCGTCATCGTATTCTCTGGCGGCGGCGAAAACACCAACCAAATAGACCCATTCCCCCTCTGTCAAAATCTCGCTGGCGTGGACCTTGGTGCGAATCCGCTCCTCCCACTCATCCATAGTACGGCCCTCTTGCTCAAGAACGCGGAAGTGGTTGCATCGACAGGCAGACTTCGGCCAGGTGCGTGCAGCCTTCTCGTTTGCAGGCATCTATGGCGCAGTAGCGGCTAGGGTCGTGTGGCTCCTGCTGGTCCTGTTTCTCTGCCCGGTGGTAGGCAATCTCCCCCTCGATGCAGTCAGGTGACATCGCGCAAAAGCTATCCGCGTATTTGATCGCGGTGGCAAGGTTGCGGATGACCTCAGTTGCGTCTGTGGCGTCATCCCAATCGATCACTGGGAACATCCTTCGCAGCGCATCCAGGTCGCGTTCCCATCGGTTCGCCATCGAGCCGATGCGCTTCTTTACGGTTTCGGGCTTCATAGTCGCCTCACATGCGCGCTGTTCGCTTAGCTGCGCTTAGCCGGTGACTTCCAAATCGCGCTTATGCATCATCGCACGCACCGATGGCCGAACTCCACGGAGTTGCGCCGCCAAATGCTTCCAGCGGCGATCTAGGCTTTCGTTGGACTCCGCGCGACAAATGAGATTGTAAAGCTCCATATCGAACTTGTCGGCTTCGTATTCATTGTCGGTTCTGTTGTTTCTCATCATCATTCCCTGCTCAAGAGTATTGAGCCGGGTCAAATTCCGGGTCTTCGGCCAGAATCGCCGTCGCCCACCGTTCTTCCCAACTCATGAGTTGCAGCGCATTTATCAGCTCGATCTCGCGGGGCGTTACCCCGTCGTAGTGCCGGCAAAACTCGAGATTGCCGTCATCTAGATTCCAGTCGTCCACGACTATGTGCATTGCGCCGTAAGGATCTGTTTCGGCGAAGACAGGCGCCCACTTCCTGACCGCGTCTGTGACCTCAAACGGGCGGTCGTTATTTTCCCAGCATCCTAAGCACATGGGTCTCTCCGTGTTCGGTCATCATCACCGCCACCTCGGCGGCCGTTCGCTATTGGAAGGCAATCGACTCTGGTCGGTGCGGATAAGGGTGAGGAAGCCTATCGCGAGGAGGAGCCAGATCACCGGGGATCTCCGTTCGGCAATGAGCATGTGACGCAGTCCTCGCCCTTCGGAGGCGCTGGATAGCCGCACTTGATGCAGTAGCACTCCTCCACCCAGCGCATTACTTCGGCGCGCTGCGGCGGCTTTAGCACCATCATGCCATTCACAAAGTTTGAGAAAACCTTGTCCATTTGATTGGGCTCATGAACCTTGAAATTGATTGGCATCAGAATTCCCTACTGAGGATCATTGACGTATGGCACGTCACGCCACTCGATGCGGCTGGCAACCGGCCTGCCGGCGGCATATTCGATAATCTCCCAAGCCTGCTGAAGGCCGACGCCTGGCGCCGCTCGCGTGTGGGCCGGCACCTGCCTAAGCTCGCCGAGGCACCTACTCATGTAGGTCGTGCCTGATGCGATGTCTTTCGCTTCAATCTGCATCATCGTCTCCTTAGTGACCCCGCCACAGCGTTGAACCCTACTTCACGTCCTCGGGTCTCAGATCCAACCGGACCATCAGCCTTAGAAGCTTTGCCACGGGCTCGGGCGGCCCCTTGGCCGCGTAGTTCTGTCCCGTCCTTGCAGAGACGCCGAGCCATTCTCCTGCGCCCTCCTGCGTAAGTCCGAGTCGCTCGATTACGGCTCGGTATTGTTTGGGGGTCATGGTAGCGGCCCTTAGGCCGCCTCCTGTATGACGCTGACGATCTGCTCGGCGGTCAGGCCGGACATCTTGGCAGTGAGCAGCGCGTGGATTTCGTCGTTAATCTTCGACCAGCCGGGGATCACGTTCTCGAAGTAATGGCCAGCTTCGACGGCGCGGCCATGGGTGTAGGCCATCATCGTGGCTTTCTGGACGTTCCTCAGCAGCTTGTCGTTCGAGGTCTTTGCGATGCGGAACAGTTCGACGTTCGAGGTGGCGGCGAGGGCGGCGGTCTTGAGTTGGGCGAAGGTCATTTGCTTGCTCCGTTGTTGATGAAAACAACATACGCAACATTTGCGTAATACGCAAGTCTTTCGTATTCACGAAATGTTACACGCGCCGAGGTTTTCGAGCTCTTTTGCCCGCCGAGTTTTCGCCACTTCGAGCGCGAGCTTGTGCCAAGCTGTATCCCAAGCTAGCCACTGCTCGATCTCGTCGCGGCAGCTATAAGGATTGTCCGATGATAGCAAACCATTCGGCATCTCTGGGGGCATCAGAACTCTCATCGTCGGACCATCAGGCCTCTTGCTCGGCCGGCTTGGGTGGGTGGGCCGCTACTTTCTCGCCGTTGAACACAGCGCGGGCGTTGTCCGTGCGGCGCAGGATTGGAAGTATCGCGGCCCGAATACTGGTAAAGAATTCCTCGCCGCCCTTGAGGTGGTCGCGCGTGTAGTGCGTACCCATGTGCTTGTGGAAGGTCTCGATGAAGCCCTTCCAGCCGTAGCCGGTCATGCCGTCCAGGAAGCGCATTTCCTCTTCGCTGAGCCGTACCACGCACTCGCACTCGATCTTGCCGCGCTGTTCAATCTTAGCCATGGGCTTCCTCGCTCTCCTCGTCGCACCATCAGGTCGGCGGTTGCTTGGCGAGGTCTGAAACATGGTTGAGGACCGCCATGGTGGCCTCATTCCGATGCGACCCCTCCTGGCCGGGAATCCTCTGGAAGAGAGCGCCGGCAATGCCAAAAACCTGCGCGGCGATCTGGCAGGCAATGATGAAGCGCTGCCGATCATTGTTGGTCTGATCGACTGCCTCAAGGATGACCTCGCCAATCTCTTCGGCAGCCTCTTCGGCGATCTTGTTGATCTGCAATTCGTTCAGGCTCATCGTTTCTCTCCTATGGGATACTCATTCTCCGCGTCTCATTGCGCCACACTGTTTCGGCGGGCGTCGTCGGTGTGGATGCGTCTGAACAGTTGATCCAAACGCTTCTCCTTGCGCCACGGGTCGCGCGACCTTCCGATGTGGAAGTGCTTGCAGATTTTGCACTTATAGACCTGCACCTGGGCGTTCTTGGTCTTCTTCGCGGCGACCTGTGCCGACAGCAAAGTCTTGTGTCGGACCTTCCCCTTGCACCCATCTCGGCGGCTCATGGGCTTCCTCGCTCCCCGCATCGCACTACCGGGCCAACCGCTCGAGCGACTGCTCGATCTGGTAGTCGAGCGTCTGCCGCCGGTCCTTGGCCCACTCCGGACGGACGTAGGTAGCCATATTTTCCTTCTGCTCCGCGATGGTTGAGATGATGCGGCCGGTAGGAGTGGCGGCGCCGATGGTGCTCCGCATGACCATGAGCTTCGTAATCGCTCCGTCAGGGCTGAGCTGGGATGGGTTGTGGCGGTGGGTGGTCATGCGTCTCGCTCCCATTGCATGTAGAGGATGCCGACGCTCAGTCGGCGGGTGTGATAGTCGATAAGACGAATAAGGCTGTAGACGCCGAGCCTCGCGGCGAAGAAAGCAATTACCCAAGAGGCGATCATCAGAAGCCATGCGGCGAGGTCGCTCATTTCAGCACCTCATCGATCATGGCTTGCCAAGCCTGCGTGGGGTAATAGCCAAAGTTGTTCTCGTAGCCGCGCTCAAGCATCTCGCGGGTTGGGTTCCGCAAAGCTTGAATTGCCGCGCGCGCCAGATAACCAGGGGTAGGGTCATGCTGCTCCGAAATGGCACGATCTATTGCCCGCGCTACGCGCTCGATCATCTCGCTCATTTCGGCGGCTCCCAACTGAAGCAGGCAGGCGCCCGCACGAGAACGTCGCTCCCGCGACCGCCGGTCCACTTGCCTCGGGCGAGCTCGCACTTGGCCCAGCGGCGATCCTTGGAGATGTGCTTGCAGGTGCCGCACGTCTCACCGAACGGTCCGGTACCGGGAGGGTTGTGGTAGCCACGCGGCTGGACATAATGCTTCCCGCGCGCCTTCACGGTGACGGTCTCGCCGCCCATGGTGGTAAAGGTGAGTTGGCCGGCGTCGCTCATTTCGGCGGCTCCGGGAGGGGCATCCAGTGGGTGGCCCGGTAGAAATTGTTGAAGCCGCGCCAATCGTAGGACGGGCGCTTCTCTTGCTTGTAGAGGCCGCTGCCGGGCTCCGTCTCAACATAGTCCGTCGTCATGTAAGGGTCGTAGCAGCCGACCTCGTACCCGTCCCTAAGGTCTCTGGAATTAACGATGACGAACCACGTTCCATCCCTCGGCGCCGTCTCGATCGGCTGCCAAGCTTGCTGCTGGGCGATGTTCAATTCCCGTTCGAGGCACATCAGGGCGTAGGCAAGCTCAGCCTTAGTCTTGGCCAGCTCGCTATCGTCGTCGCCAGCCACATAGGCGGCCACGGCATCAAGGTTCTCCTGAAACTCGCTCACGACAAAATCTCCTCGTTACGGGCTGCAATCTCAATTGCGCGAGCTGCGGTCTTGACCGCGCGCCGGAGGAACTCGATCTCGTCGGCTGCCTCCAGCATCATCTGCCAGGCGCCGTTCTGGAGCGACGCGCCGCCACGGTTGTTGACGTGGTTGCGGAGCCGATCGACGATATCGGTCATGCCGCGCCTCCCTGAACGGAGGCGGAACACGGCTGTGTCAATGGTGTGCCACCAAGCGCACATGTTCCTACATTGTTCTGCAAGAAGTGGCACGAACTAGCAGGGTCACATTCGATGGAAGCGCTTAAACTAAAGGGTTTTTCAGATTTTTGCATTTTTGATCGCGTCCACGGCAAGGAAACTACCTAATTCAAGAAGTGGCTGTCCTACGGTGCTTTTTTGAATTTCGCGGCTTCGGTTGTGTCAAATTCGTGCCAAAGATCGCGTCGTTCAATGTGATGTCCTCGATCGCGTGAGCATAGGTATCCATGAACAGGCGAACCGATTTCCAACCGCCCAGCCACGCGGCCGTCTTGGGGTCCATCGTTTGCAGCGCCGTCGTTGCGAAGCCGTGGCGTCCGCTATGAGCTGTCATCCGCTTGATGCCGGCGGCCTCGATGATAGCATCCCACTTGTTGTGCAGGTCTCCGCGCCGCCGGTAGAAAAAGACGGGCCGGTTGGCTGCGCGCGGTAGGTTCGCCAGTGCCGCGATAAGCCTTGGCGGGAGATGCACCAGGCGCTGCTCACCGATCTTGGATTTCGGGATCAGGGCCGTTCTGGCCGTAAAGTCAACGTTATCCCATTGGACCGCCAAGGCCTCACTGATCCTCGCGCCCGTAGCGAACATGAACAGCACGAGCGCGCCTATGTGCGGCGTCGCGTGCTTGCAGAAGGCATCCACCCACTCAAGGGTGAAGGCTGGGCGGATCTTCTTCTCGACCTTGAACAGCTTCACCCGGATGTACGGGCACAGCTCGGAATCTGCGGCGAAATTGATGATAGCCCGGCAGGGGATGATGGCCGCCCGATTGCGGGTGGCGTTCGTATCCTTCGGATAAAGGGCCATCGCCATCTGCCTGATGCTGCTCGGCTTGATATCCTTGACAAGGGTGTCCTTCCAATGGTCCTCGATACGATCTAGGAACCGCGTCGGCTTGCCGGACTTCCGATAGAGCATCGCCGCCTGGGCGAACGTCAGGACGGATTGCGGACCATCGAAATTACATTTCCACTCGCGGGCTTCAATTTCGGCGGCCGTTCGCGCCGCGATGGCTTGGTCCGAAGTTTTCGCAGATCCTCGTATCCGCCTGCCGGCAACGGTCCCACGGTAGTGCCAGATCTTGCCGCGCCTGTAGAGCTTGAGGGGCATTTTGTAGCCTCTAGAAGAGCCAAAACGTCGTCTGGAAGGAGAACCATACGATTACCCAAAATCCGGCACGCGCCAAGCTGCCGGGCCTTGTCGCGCACACGTCTTTCCGACCAACCATAGCGACTAGCGAACTGCGCTGGTGTAATGCCATCTGGTAAGTTCATTCCGCAAATATACCCTAAGTCCGTCGTTTCGGAAATGCGTTAGTGGCGTTCACTCACGGCGAAACAGCGCGCAAATTCAAAAATATTTTCACTGACTTCTCTCCGTGTTTTCAGAGGCTGCGGGTTGAGCCGGAGGCTGTACGCAGCCGTTCCTTTCGTGACACCCGCACTCGGGATAGAGGGCGCAGCGAGGCGAGCGTGAGCGAGCGTACTCGACAGCCTTCCCGTGGAAGCTTTGCCACTCGCGCCACTCCGGCGTGGTTTTTTCGAATGGGCAGATCCGAGGGTCTGAGCCTGACAGGCCTGCTGCCCATCCCAATTCAAAAGGAGGCAATTCGCTCATGCCCACCCCGCAACGAAAACATCCTCGGGATCGTCCGTGAGCGAGCGATAGACCTGGCCGTGACGATAGGCTTGCTCAAGGTCAACGCATGGACTCGAAACGTCATCTTCCGAAGGGCCGAACGCGCCGCAGTCCCAGCAGCCCCATTCGGAATCCGGCTCATCCGTGATCAGGCCGATATGTTCGGAGAAGCAAAGCAGGCACTTATGCATGGTCGTCTCCTTCAGGTTTTGGAGGGGGTGGCTGGTGATCCCACAGCAGGGCCGTACTCCGGCGGCACGGGCATATCGCACCAGCCCTTGTATTCGTCCTCATCGAGATTGCTGCGGTCGCCCTGCGTCGTTTCGTCAAAGCAGCCTTCGCAAAGCCACTTGCCATCGGGCATAAGCCGGAGATCGTTGCGATCGAAGTGGCCGCATCCTTCTGGGTAGTTATCGACGCACTCGCTGCAAATGTACATGATGCGATGGTCAGCCATGGTCCGGCGCTCCTTTCACAGCAGCGATAGACCGCAATGCCGCGGCAGTTAGCGCGAGTGCTGGCGTGTCACCCCATGAAGTGCGATCTGGATCGTTGTGGCCAACCCTGGCGCCGATCGTCAGGCCATCGTTCACCCGCTCCAAAATCCAATCAAAACCATCCGGGATCAGATAGGCGGCAGCATCAAGCGATGACGTGAAGTTGGAGGGGCCTTTCCACATCTTGTCGGAAGACCAGTAGTTCATTCCACGCCATGTGAAACCAAGTGCCGCCAGAATGGCCTTGTCCAGATCGAACGAGGGGCCTTCGGCTCTCTCGCAGCGCTTGGCGAGATCCAGCAAATCACTCATGGGGTGCCTCCGTGACCTGGGGAGAGGGCGGAATACAGACTTTGCAGTAAAGCTGCGCTTGGAAGCACGTATAGCTGCTCAGCCGCGTCGAAAGACGGCCACACTTGGCGCAGTGATAAAGCGGTTTCATGAATGCTCCTGC